TGTTTGAAAAGTTCCAGTTGCAGTAAATCTTTCTAATACAGAAGTAAATTGAGGCATAACCATAGTATCTGCATTTAAATTATCAATTCCTGCTAATAAGGTTTCTTCAATATTATTATCTGTGGGTTGAATATTAAAGCTTAATTCCCAACGCTGATGTCCTTGAGATGCTCGTCTAGTTTTTAAAGATACTGTAGTCATATCAAACATTGGTTCGTTTGATACAACACTAAAAGGAGCTAGTATCTGTGAATTTTTATAATAATAAACTGCCATAACTTATTCCCTTATTGGCCTAACGATTAAAGGCATACTTCGTTCTAAAAACATTTTTTGAATAGCACGAACTACACCCTTATCGCCTGTTGCTGTTACCCAATGGCTTTTGTCAGCTATTAAAGCGGAGATATTTCCGTCATTCATAATCTGATAAGCAACATCGCCAGTTTTGGGTCTTTTGTTTTTAACAATTTCATAATTTGTATAGGTTGCAAAAAGCTCATAGCTTTTAAATATTTCTTTTATTTTTATTTCCCAAGCTATAGGGCTATCATAATTAATATCTAATTCTTTTAATTTAGACTTATTTCCTCTTAAGGCTAAATCGTAACTTACAACAAACTGCCAACAGTCGTTATAGCCCCATATTTCTTTGCTTTTCCTATTATTTAACTCATCTTTCGCTTTTTCTAGCGCAATAATTCTTTCTTCTTCTGAATAATACTCTGTCATAAGATTCTCTATATTTTTTGTTTTATAAACATTCTTACAAGATCTGCCACAATATCGCTGCGAACAATGTCATCAACGGAAAATTCCACAACAGGTAAACTAATTCCTGTTTGTTTAATTAAGTTGCAAAATCTCATAAGATCTTTACCTTCTTTTACGTCCGATTGAGCAGGATCTCCCATAAGTATTAACTTAGAGTTTTCACCCAAGCGTGTACTAATAGCTTTTAGCTCATCCATATTTAAATTTTGAGCCTCATCAACTAAGACGAGAGCATTCTCATAAGAACGCCCTCTGATAGTTTCAATCGGTTGTATTTCAATCTCACCTTTATTTATCATATACTGATATTTAGCTTTGCCAAAAGCTTTTTCTAAAACTTCTAACATAGGCAATAACCAAGGAGTCATTTTGTCTTGAATAGTTCCAGGAAAATGACCAAGGCTTTTACCTGTAGGAACATTAGCACGAGTTAATACAATTTTATCGTATTTACCTTGAAGGTATAACTGTGCTACAGTCCCTGCACTACAATAAGTTTTTCCTGTTCCTGCACAACCAATTGTAACAGTAATAGGGTACACTTTAATACTTCTTATAAGTTTATCTTGTTTTTCATTTTTAGGTATTACATGAAATCCAAGACGATGAACGTTATTTTTAGTAGCGTAGCGAGATTTTCTTTTTGACATTAATTATCCTTGTTTTAAGGTTTTGTGGGCCACGTTACGTTGTGTGGAAACCCTTCTTGGTCTGTGATGTTCAGCAATGCTGTACGATATGAAGCCCATGCGTTCTGTTGCTCTGTGGTCATGTCTGCCCAACGCAGTGGATTGGACACAATGGGGTCAACTTCATACAATAAAATTGCCGCTCTTGTAGCCCGAACATCCTCTGCCGCTAAAGCGTCTAAATGCTCTTGTGTCGGCGGGATGTAGTCACCTATTTCTCCATAAACACCATTTAGTATTTCAGACATTAATGCTTGAACGTGTGGCTCATTGTCATCAGGAACAAGGCAAGTCCATTGCTGATGACCTACTACATCCCAATTTACCTGAACCATAATTTGTGTTTGTTCAGCGTTTGCCCAACGTGGGCTTTCGACTTGTGAATACTCTATCATGTTACGCAATCCTTACAACTAATGCTACGCTAACTCCGTAACCACGGGCTAAATACATCCAAGTACCGTAATTGACGTATGTGTAAGAGTAACCACCATACACTAGCCTTACTGGGGTAGACGTTGAGGCGGCTATAGTGTCAAAGTGTTCGCTTGAATTGGTAAATCCATTAGCGCTGTCAGAATTGATAAACTGTAGACCATGTGCTCCAACAGGAAACGTAGACGTAGACGCAGTCAAGGCTGGCGCAAGGCCCGCACTATCAAAGTTATCATTACCTCGAATTACACTAGCCATATCATTCCACCGTTACGTTAGGGATGGGCTGCACCGCTGTTAGTTCATCAGGCGTTGTTGCCGCATCAATGTCTGCATGTGCAGGTGCATCACGAAGCGCCTGTTTCTGCGCTACGATTGCTGTAGTGTCTGCGCCTGTTTCCAAGGCCTTCATAAATGCGGCATCTAGCTTTTCTAATTCAGGCTTTCGTGCTGTACGAATTTTATCACGCCAAATATCTTTAGCGGTATCCATGTTCACAGAGATGACACCTGTGTCTGCGTTTGCTTCCCAACCGTTACGAAATGTGCGTTCTGCTGGGGTTTCGTAGTCTGCCGCATTATAGGATGAGGCACCTATTTTGATAAATGTTGTCATTGCATTTCCCTTAATTGTTTAAGTTAACTGACATTATATGTCTCCAAACCAAGCTGCTGCGCCGTAGTTTATATCATTATAAGCGCCTGAACTGCTCCATTGTGCCAAATCAGTTGTGCTTGTCGTTGGGTTTTGCAGATAACCATGTAAGCCTAAAAACCTATTACCACTATCACTGAGGCGTCCTGCCAAACCAACCACAGTATAATTAGCGTTAGCAAAGTTGTTGCTGAAGGTTTGGCGACACACTCCAGTGCCTTGATCTGTAAAACTGCTTATCCCTTCGCTATCCGTAAGAGCAGCGGTTCCAACCATACTCCATCTTGAATGAACCCTTGCAGGGTAAAAACCCACACCGCTTGTGTCCTGTAGCGCATTTACTTTAAGTGTACTCATGCTGCCATCTCCCATGCATTTCTAAACGTCCTGTCAGATGGCACCTGATCGACTGTTACTATTTTAAACATTGGACGGTTGTGTTGTTCTGCCCAACATTTGCGGGGCAAGTCTTTCATAATCAGATACTCTAATGCCTCTTGCTCAGTCAGTGGCCCAATGCGTGGGGCTGTATACTGTGCTGCAAGTTTCTCTGGGTCATGTTTGAACTCACTGTGACGACCCTCTGCAATCGCTTTCTGTTCGTCGTCTTGGAGTTCCCAATAAACGCTAATAGGTGGCAAATTGCCTTCCATTGCGTCTTTCATCCAGTTATCGCTAGGTACTAACACTTTCGTGGGTTCATCTAGACGATCTGGATCATCAAATATTACTCTATATTTTGTCATTATTCTAAGTTTCCCGCTACTAAAAAGGATAAATATTGTGCGTCACCAAAGATAACGTTGCCTTCATATTCTGTTCCATAACTAAGGTAGCCTGTGGTTGTTGATGCTGGCCCACTATTGGAAGCCATATACGAACTTATAGCTGTGTTTTGATAAACACTAGCTGACGTATCAACGATAGAATAGTTTACACTAGGGAATGTAACAGAATAATTTACTGTATATTTTCCAGTACCTCTATCGGATAAAGATGTTACATTAGCATCATCTCTAATAGCTATAGTTCCTGTACCATTAAAGTTTACCCATAAGTTGTTAAAATTAACTTTACCGCCACCTGAAGTAACTTCTTTTATATTATTAGTCTTAAGTGTACTCATAGTTATTGTCCATAAACTTGCATTGAAATTGCATCTCTATCTGAGTAAGACGTTCCACCTTCATATTCTGTACCTGTTGCCGTGCGAACTACCGCTGTACTCATTGGTGTAGAGTTTGATTTAATGTATGGTTGGGGTTCGCCGAGGAAATATGATTGAAGAGTATCGCACACCGTATAGTGTGTAACTGCTATTGCATTTTCTAGATTAATACTAGTTGTACCTGTAGTCTCATCAATAATACTGCTAACAGCAAAAGAATCTCTAATGAATTGTGTGCTAGTTGTATTCCAAAAACACCAAGCCCTAATAGGGAAGACCTTACCGCCACCTGAAGTGGCTTCTTGAATATCATCTACTTTAACTGTACTCATTTTTATCCTCCAAAAGCTGCAAGACTAACATATTGATAGTCTTGTTGTACAGTCCCGCCTTCATATTCATTGCCTATTTGAACATAAGCCTGAGATGTCGTGCTAGGGCTTGAGCAAGTTTGGGAATACGGAAGAATTAAAGTTGTCTGATATTGATATGAACAAGTATCAGAAAGACAATAGTGACTGCTTGGCATGGAACTGCTGAAATTCACAGTATATTCGCCCGTAGTTCTATCAGCAATTGAGCTACAATTACCATCATCACGAATAGTAATGGTGCCAGTGCCTTGAAAGTTTATCCAAGCTTTAGCAGGAAAAACTTTGCCACCATTTGTAGTGGCCTCTATAATATCGTTTACATAAAGTGTATTACCTGACATTTATACCACCGTCCATACTTCGCCAGCGCCAACTGTAACGGTTATGCCAGAATTAATTGTAATTGGACCAAAAGATCCAGCATTTTGGTTATTAGTTATAGTGTAGTCATCAGTTATTTGTTGATCATTTTCCCAAAATACTCTATTAGAGCCTCCACCTTGAGCACCTGCAGAAATAACAGATTCAATTGTGGTTTGTGTAGTAGAGTCAATAGAAGCAATATTTTTCAAACCATAAGTATTACTAATAACTTCTGTATTTTGTACTTTTATAGCCATCTTCGTATCCTTTACTATTAGCTATTAAGTTATTTTTTAAACAATAGTCCAAGTTTCACCAGAACCAACCGTTACAGTTACACCTGAATTAACTGTAATTGGCCCTGCTGACATTGCATTATAATTGTTACGTATAGTGTAATTACTTGATACTGTTGTTGGATTTTCTTTAAATACTGCTAAAAAGTTCGTATCCATCTCCGTATGGGTTAAGGCAGAACCTTTATCAGCTCGTGTCGTAATTGACGTCATCGATAATCATACCCTCTTGTTGTGGAAACATAGTCGTATTTAAAGTTTTCTCTTTTATCAAGAATATACTCAAAGTACATTTCCATTTGTTTTTGCCAATTTTCTTGTATTTCAGGGTTTACAATCCCTGACTTATAACTATTTAATGCCTTTTGCATCCAAGTATAAGGATCTTTATTATTAAACATGTTTTTGTTAATGTGATAAAAAGAGCCTTCATGAACTCGATTATAAACATCAATAGGGTCTATTTCTTTTCCTAAAGCTACAGCATAGACTGCGCTTTCGGTCATATGTGATAAGTGTGCCACTTCACAACCAACTAATAGCTTATACATGTTAATATCTCTTTCTAAAACGATATCACCAAGCATATCTTTTAGTTCACCTACTATAGCGTGAGTTGTAAGAGGGTGTGGTTTAAACCAAATATCACCCTCCCACTTATCTCTTAAATAACACAATTTATTAGCACAAATAGTTTCTTTAATTTTATTAGAACCTAAAGGTATAATTAAATGATCTTTTGGTTTAATATCATGATCTTTTATATGATCATACTTATTAGAAGTACCATTTGTAGCTTTTTCTTTAAAATAAGACATAAAATCTATAGTTATTTTACAATTATCAGCATAAGCGTCTGGTAGCTGTTCACAACGTAACCGTTGTTGAAGAGGATTCATGGAAAAGCAATGCGCCCATTCAGTATACTGTATTGTTTTAAAATAAGGAAGTTCATTTGCTACTACATCATAAGCAGATTCAATTTTGTATTTCTTAATTAATTTAAGAAAATGTTTTTCACAATCTTTTAAATGAAATAGTGTTTCTGATTTTCTCATATTTCCAATACGCTCTTTAATAGCAACTTTATTAAACATTTCCATGATATTTTTCCTAACTATAAAATGAAGTCACTCTTAACGTATTAAACGTTGTTGTAGTGCTTCTACTTGTGCTAAATGTAGTAGTGAAGGTTGAAGTAGTACTAAACGTAGTTGTAAAAGTCGTAGTTGTACTATGACTTGTATTAAACGTAGTAGTAGTGCTTCTTGTTGTGTTATAAGTAGTCGTAGTAGTATGACTTGTACTATAAGTAGTCGTTGTACTTCGAGTAGTA